ATTAATTGTTTTTTGGGCTATTATTGAGTTCATTTCCTTTTCTCTCCTCAGTGTAATACCCGTTTCCCCATCTTTTCGGCCATGGTTTTGCGAATTGTGGGGATATCTGATTTTACCACAGACAGCATAGTTTCTATTTCTTCATCCTCTAGTACAACGGTATAGAGTTGTACTGCAATTTTCATCATAGACCCTGACAGGGCAAACACTTTTTGTACTTCTTGCGGTTCTATGTGGCTGTTTACTACATCCCACAATTCTTTTTGGATTTGCAAAAGTAAATCTGAATCTAGTTGTTTTGTCATATTTATGGTCTTTTCGTATATACAGCATAGATATCCTCATTGAGAATCCTGTAGTTGTTGTCGTTTCCGTATGTTTTTATGTGTGTGTACACCCGGCTGGCCCTGGGTGCATATTTCTCGACGGCGTTCACCCAAAAACCGATTGGTTCTACCGTGCAGTGTGCATTTTTTCCAGAGGGTAATATTGCAATTGCGGGTTTGGTGCAGATCGAAAGAAACACGAATTTTTTTGCTCTGGAGAATATATTATGAATGACTTCTGGGAGTTGTTCTTCTGGTATATGTTCCAGAACATCCGTAGAGTAGACCCCATCGAAGGGCCCTTCAGGAAGGTGTTCGTGTTCAGGAACTGCTGGGTCATAGAGAGCCGGCATGAAGCCCCAGGCTTCATGGTGTTTCCATTTGGAGTACTGGAATCCTTTTCCGCACCCGTAATCCAGCAGGGACTCAGAACGAGTGTCTAATACCAGCCCATGAATATGATGAAGTTGGGGTTTGAGGTTATTGCCCGGATAGACAGTTTCCTCTTCCGCATGATATTTTTTATATTCTTCAATCCACCAGTTCATGTTCAACTGCTATTGTAAAACCTATATAGACGCAAATAGTACTTAAATGATTCTGGATAATTAACAAGAGAAGGCATTTCAATTTCAAAAAAAGCCTCCAATTTAGCCACCAATTCTCTAGCCTCACTTAGAGTCATATTTTATTCCTTTATTGCAGGCACCGCAAAATCAATAAAGATCCGAACTTTGTCACTGGTTATTTCAGTGGCTTTATGTTCTACTCTGGGGTCAAACACCAAGAAAGTGCCTGGCTTACAGGGAATAACCTCGTCACCATATTCAAAACTTCCACCATCTTGAGGGCCCCAATCGCTGTTGAGAACACCACCAACCTTGATATAATCCAGGTCTTTTTCGTGATCGATATGTTTATTATCTGGCCGATGACGATTTTTCATTCCTATCCCGCAATAAGATACTGCTGGTAAAAACAAATTCGGATTCTTGTCATAGATCAAAGTAAGTAGGCCCATGGCCATTCCAGCCAACACAGGCTGTAGTGGTTCACCGTCAATCACTTCTAATTTTGGGTGTTTGTCTGGTCTACCGTGTGGATATCTGAAATGCCATGCATTCTGGTTCATAGCCGTTTGATGCATCAAGTCAAGATATACTAATGGTACTGCATTTTCAATAATTTCAAGCATAAGTTAAATATCCTCCCATAATATACTTAGGGCCACTCACCGGCGCAGTGCCAGTGTGTAGCCATGGCCAAAATGGAGGAAAACATATAATGCTGCCCTGTTTTGGTTTGGACACGAACATTTCTGTGTGGGATTTTGTTCGTGGATTTAAAATTGTTTCCCCATCTTCAAGGGTGTTGAGATACACAAAAGTGATCAAAAATCTGTTGCAGTCATGTTTACCACCGACATCCACATGTTCTGGGAACGAATCTGTAGTATTGGGCATGTACCGTTTTATTTTCGGTGGTTCAAACCCCAACTGTTCAGGCCACTGGTTGGGCTGCAAATCCATATCATCTTTGTATAGTTCTACAGCCTCCATGAGGTAGTTCACCAATTCGTTGGCTGCAGTTTTCCATTCTGTGTTTGGACTGTGCAATAGGTTGATTTTCGTAAGAGTTGCACCCGCTCCGTTTTGTTGTATTTCGTGATGTTTTGAGTCCCGTTCAAATCGTGATATTTGTTCTTCACACCATTCAGCCGGGGCAATATTATCATATCGTCTTGAGTAATTATCCATTACAACTTCCAATCTTCTCCAAAGTCTGTCTTATCAAATACGGGTTCTGAAAATTCCGTTTGATTTGCATCTACTAAATCTTTTTGTTCATTAGTAGATACATCCGACAGTTTCATTTTAGCCCTGTCCAGGCCTAATACAAATCGGCGATTCACATTAAGATCGGAGTACCGATTTTTCAATTGTTTGACACATATCTGGTTTAGGTCTTCAAGTTCCTCATTCGTAAGTAATGCGAACATGAAATCAGCCGTGGCTGGTAAACCGAAACTCTCGGCCGTGTCTTCTAGACCGATATCGGAAGATACAAATCCTGTCCGATTTGTCTGGGTTGCCGACATAATTGGTACATTAGTCTCAACCGCAAGTCCTCTAAGTTCTTCTGCTATTGATTTTACATATGTATAACTGTTAACACTGGACTGACCTTTGAATCTAGCCGATGCACATATATTTAGATAGTCTATAAAAACTATTTCCGGCCTAAAACTCTTTTTGATGGCTAATTCCTTAATTAAGCCACGAAAATGTTCAACATGGGCCGATGCAGTGGGATACTCCTTTATAATTAACTGACCCGTTGTATTCTTGCGAATTTGGTCTATTTTACCATCAAACATGGCCTTCGGCAAAACTTGCAGATCGTCCATAGAAATATTCATCAAATTGGCATCTATACGTTCTGCAATTCTTTCTTCGGCCATCTCCAACGTAATATATAGGACGTTTCTTCCCTGAGCTAAACAGTTAGCCGCAACATGACACATGAACAGGGATTTGCCTACACCAGTACCCGCTAATGCGATATTGAGAGTCTTGGGTGGTAAGCCTCCCTTGGTTATACGATTAAAAAAATCAAGGTCAAATGGAATTTTCTCTTCTACTCTGTGGTAAAACTCATATCTGGAGTCACTATCCAACACATAATCGTGACCAACGTGATTATCAAAACCCACAGCAAGGGCATCTGACAAAATGCTTGGTATTGCAGTTGAATCTCTATTCCTATCTTTTCCATCAATGATCTGTATGCCTTCAACAATTGCATTATACACCGCCTTATCTTTACAAAACTGTTCAGTTGAATCCACCAACCAATCAAAATCAACTTCCTCTGTGGATAGAGTTTTGATCACATCGATCACACGTTTAAAGTCCTCTTCGTTGAGGTCTTTTCGATTCTGTACCTCTACCTCAAGCGAGGTTTGGGTAGGAATTTTATTGTATTTCTCAGCGAATGCTTTGATCTCTTCGAACACAATGCGTTCAGTTCGATCAGAGAAATAGTCGGCCCGCATATGGGGCATCACCTTTCTTGCATAATCCTCATTTGCAACTAAAGAAGAAAGGGCTGTCCGTTCAATTGTTAGAGCCAATATTGTTTTCCTCATTTGTGATGATATCCACTAAAATATCACCTATCAATTTAAAGAAATCGTTTTGAAACCAATCTCTTTCCAAACCATTAGAGTCCACTATATCATACTCGAAGCGAAAAGGCAAGTCACCATGTAAATTAACATCCTCTTCTGTAGGAATTGTCACCTTACCATATTTGTATACCACCCCCTCATATCTTCCTTTGGCGATTCCTATGCATTGCCATTCTTGTTTTTCATCAGTCACAAATTTATACATTTCTTTAATCATATCATTATTCCTTGTATGACACACTTGCAAGAACAAAGTGTGTTCTGGAGTCATTTCCACAATTAATGGCCGAATGCCATAACCTTGTGTCTGTTTCGTAGATATAACCATCAGCAGGAATATGGACTATTTCATGTTCTCCTGCCGTAGAATAAAATTCTGAAGAATTAAGATCGTCAGGAAAATACATGTACGCATAGGGGTTTGTGTTCATTGCAAGATGGTAACGCAGTGTCCGGTCTTTATGCATAGAATAACAAGAGTGTCTTGATCTTGTCATGACTCGAGCCCGAAGTCCGTCTAGATCGTTGAT